TCATGCGAAGACCAAGGGAAGTGGCAGGATGTTTTGCATGCTGTCCGGTGGCTGGATGCTGAAGTAGAGGTGACCTTCGGTTTCGGGTTTCGGGTCGTTGTAATTGGTTCGGATCTTGGCGGAGGAGGTGCCCATTTCGTGGGCGACCTGGTCGATGCTTTTCACGATCGCGAGTCGATGGCTTCCATAACTGTGCCGGTTGCCATTGACCAAAGTTTGCAGGCCGGTTTTGCTGCGAAGTCTGGCGAGTTCATCGCTATGAGCGCTCTCGAGCTTTTGCCAGTCCCTCGAATCGTAGATCGGCCCATGAGAATCGCGCCACGGTTTAAGCCATTCGAAAAGGTTGTCGCCAATCGGCACTTGGCGGCTGATTCGGACCTTCTTCGCGATGGTTCGGGAAACGGCGATGACTCGCTGGTCCCATTTCACCGAACTCCAGTCGAGACGGAAGATTTCGCTCGTGCGCATGCCGGCAAATGCACCAAGGGCCAGCCAGGGAAGCCATTGATTTGAGACGTGCTCCAAGAGGAGAGACATCTCAGACGGAGTATAAGTTTGGACCTCAGTGCCGATGTCGAGCCGTTCAATTTTTTCCGCTTCGGTCTTTTTATTCTGGGGAAGATAGTGCCGGTCCTGGGCGAAACTGAAGAGCCTCACCATCATTTCCCGGAAGTTGTCACGACGGCGACCGCTGACGGGATCTCCATTCCGTTTGGTTCGGGAAGAAAGCCAGATTCTCATCTGGAGCGCTTCGGCTCTCGTCAGATCGGGAAATGCTTCCGCGAACTTTTCTCCATCGCGTTTAATACCGCGGATATAGATCGCGCTCTTTCGACCATCCCGCAAAATAAACAGGAGTTCTTCGAGGATCTTCGCGGTGGGTGGGGCAATCACGCGGTCCTCAGGGCGATGTGAGTGATAGAATCGAATGATTTCTGAAATCGAAATGCCGCCCGCAGCCTGTAAATAACTGCTGAGCTGTCGAGCCGCTTCATCAACGGAAATTCCCATGGGGGATAAAAGATCGCGTGCGGCAATATAGATGCGCCGTTCTTCAGCCGTCATCTCGATCGCGGCCGTTTCGGCATTGATGATGCCAAGGGCGATCCGCTCGGCATCGCTTCGAAGCTTTGCCAGATCCCGACGAATAACCTGCTTCCATCCGTCATCCGTTTTGTAGCGGAAGCCAATGCGATCGTCAGACGTCTGGAAAAGCGGGAAACTGACGGAGCCGAACTTGAGAGCTGATGGGATTTTCTGGCTCATGAATTCAGGAAAAATTGAATCACGAAAAAGAGAATGACGATCCAAATGGCGATGAGGATCACGATTAGAATCGGGGATGTTGGGCGCTTTTCTTCTTCTGGCCCGGCGAATTGAAAAAGGCGGCCTTCTCCATCGGTTCTGACATTTGCAATGTCCATGAAGGCCCAGAGCCACACGATGATCGGGGCGACGAAAGTCCAACAGAAAGCGAGGCTCAAGAAACCCTGCCAAGCCCCCTGCTTAATGCGCCCGGCATAAAAATTGTGAATGCCCAGCGATCCAACTAGGATGCCGAGAGTGATATAGATTCCCCGCGAGCAGGGGGATTCAAGCGGGACATTTTGCGAAACCTTCACCCGCGCAGCTGGAAGGGCCGGAGGTTTTTTAGGAACAGGGGGTGGACTGGTAAATATGCCTTTGAGGGTGCTGATCGGTTTCCACTCTGGTTCACCATCCATCCAAAACATCGACTGTCTTCGGATGGAACCATCGGCGACGTATGCTCGTAATTCGTCCGAGGAATAGGGACCGAACTGCTGCTCGTCCTGGAGGATGAAATATTGTGCCTCGCTCATTGCAGAATGCCTTTCCGCGCTTTGCATAATTTAAATCCCTTTCGGCAGTCGAGTCATTTTGCACTCAATTTGATTACACTCCGAATCATTCCTTGAATGGCTTCAGTGATTTTCCAGGCTTGTCCAGGTCGCGAAGGACCTTTCGAATGTGGCTTGCGGGTTTTGGTTTCGACACGCCACGTTGAGGCGCTTTGAATTCCTCGGGATCCTGATTCAAGACGCCCGGGCTTCGGGTCAGCGCCTCCGGTAGTACGGCCATTGTATGCGAAGAGCGGCTTTCGGTGGTGACACCCTGAACATGGGTCGTGATCCCTTTTTTCTCGGAGGGAACATGCGTGACCTCAAATTCAATGGGAATGACGAGCTTGTATCCGTTTCGCTCGATCGCTTCGACGGCCGCCTCGATGGCTTGTTGAGCCAGGGCGGATTTGGAAATCTTGGCGCGATCCGCTGCCTCATCCAATCTGTTAGAAAGTGTGGAAGTGATCTTCATCGAGACGACTTCCGTGCGGGTTTCTTTTTTGCTCACGAGGGGAACGAAAAGCGAAAAGTAAGTAATTGTAAACTTTTTAATTGCAAAGGTAATAGAAATACTTACCTTTTGCGGCATGAGCGAAAAGATCAAAACCAAATCGAAGACGAAGTCCGTCACGCTGCGGGCGAAAGAAGAGACGCTCGCCAAGATCCAGAAGATCGCGGAGGCCAACGGCCTTTCCACGACTGACGTGATTAACCTGTGTCTGGCGAGTGGGCTTAACATCGTTGAGTCCAAACTCTCGGAAATTCAAACGGCCGCCGCCTAAACGGAGGTTTCCATGCATCTGGAAATTGCTGACGAGGTTTTCGCGGAGGCTGTCCGGGCGGGAGTGCGGGACGCACTTGTCGATGGCATTCGCGCGGAGGTTAAGGCGTTTCTGGAAGATTATTTCGGGATCCTGACGAAGGAGGAGGCGGCCGCGTATCTCGGCTGCAGCGAGCGGACGATTGAAGCGCTCTGGCAGGAGCACAAGCTGCCGAAAGATACCGCGCTCGGGACGAAGCTGCCGCGGGTTCCCTTCGTGGAGCTGAAGGAGTTTGCGAAGTCCGCTCGCATCGCATCGCGGACGCAGAAGGGGCCGCGGCTCCGAATGGTGCATCCCGACGCCGCGTAGGTGGCATTTCAATTTCCCCCCCCCAACAAAACAAAAAAACCCCCTGCGTGGGTGGAACCACGCAAGGGAATACGGAAAGGCAAATAACACATGAGTGATAACACATCGCGGGATTCCCGCAAACAGGCAGTGATGAAGGAGTTCATCACGCACCAGGTAAAGCTCCACGAGGAGCGCCGGGAAACGATCGAGCCAGCGCGGCAGGCGCTGAAACGGCTCGTGCAGATTTTTGGTCAGCGGACTGGCCAATCTTATACCCTTCGGGCGCTTTTGTACTCGCTCTACAATGGGCACGAGACGAGTCTCCTGGAAATCGTGGGCCTCGATTGGGCGCTCCATAAGGATTTCTGCGCGGTGCTACTGGCTTTCGGCTACGAATCGGCGGGGCCATTCTGCAAGGGGGAGGAAGTCGCGTTTTTCTACGATGCGATGAAAGCGGAGATCGTGAAGGCCGGCCAGTGGGAGTGGTTCATCGAAGCTTTTAAGGAAGAGGAGGTCGCGTAATGCCTCACGAACCTAAACCAGCGGTGCAGCGGCCTTTTGAGTCGGTATCGTACAAGACAATCGCCCGGGCGCAGGTGCGTGGGCCGGTGAAGTCCTACGAGCTCGAGCTGCGGGAGAATAGCAAAGGGAAGTTTGTCTTTTTGCAGGAGCATCGGCGCGATCGCTCGAGCTTCCTGCTCATCCCGGCGGAAATGCTGGCGGAGGTGACGCTCCGGATGGCGGAGCTGGCGGAGAAAGCGGGGATACAGGGATGATCGATCAAACCATTTTCGACAAGCATCCGGGACTCATTCGACCGTTCTGGGCACTGGCTACCTTTGATACTCGCGGGCGCCACGTTTACGCATCGGGCACGGGTATAGCACCCGAGGAGGGCAAATATTGCGCCTATTGGGAGGTCGGGGCGCTCTTTCATGGAGTAAAAAGCGCCCGTAAGTTCGAGAGCCAGGTCGAAGCCGAAGCGGCGATCGAAAGTTTGATGCCCTGGTGTCACAAATATGTGGTCGATGAATTGCGGAAGCGGCAAGATTGCGTGCTCCCTTCGACCTTCGACCTGAAGGCGATCCTCGTGAATCCGATGAACGTTTATTCGGACGGGAGCGGGGAGGCGAGAAGTTATATATCCACTGCCATGGATCGGATCGCCCGACAGGAAGAGGCGGCGCGGATCGCCCGGGCATTCATTCAAAAATGGGAGCACACGCTGGCGGGGATGAGTTGGGATGTGTGGGGGTATCTGGAAGCGGAGATCAAGATCCACGCGCATTCCTATCGCGGAGAATACATGAAGGACGCTACGGTGGTTGCTTCCCAGTTCCCGGTGAAGTGGAAGCGCGAGAAGGAAAAATATCCGCGAGAACACCTGCTGCGCTACGACTGGGTAGCTGAGATCGATGGGGTGATTCTCCGAATCGGCGAGGCGGAAGCCATTCGCATGGTCCCGCAAGATGACGGCCGCGACGGCACCGTCGTAAAATTAGAAAGGCAGGTGGCGTAATGGACAAGAATCTCTATCCCAGCGATGAAGGATGGATCCGCATGGAGCTTTTTCTGGTGAAGCCGACGCCGCTTTCGGAGGAGCGGATCAAGGAAGTGGCCACGCATGGCAAGCAGGCGGAATACGAGTTCGGGCCGATCACGCAGTATGGCCGGAAGCTCAAGGTGACGCTTCGCCATCAATCGCGACGCCCGGAAAGCGGGGTGGCGAGATGATTGCGCTGTCGGTGGTGATTGAGGAGCGTCCGGACGGGTCGCTGAAGATTGTGAATCCGGTGGAGGACGTGCAGCCGACGCTGCTGGAGAACCGGATCGGGATGGCGCTGGCGAATGCGTTCGGGCAGACGATCGCGTTTCATACCCAGGGCATCCGGGTGTCGATTACTTCGAGCGGGAAGGGCTCGGAGGATTTTGTGGAGGAGTATCGCGCGGTGCTGGGAAAGGGAAAGGAATCTCAATCATGATTACGATTTCGACCACGATTCATGAGACGATGGCCGCTGCGGTGCAATTGCGCACGGAGGTGCATCCGAAGGAAGCCACTCTGCTGGAGAGAAGCTACGAGGAGGCGATCAAAATGGCGCTGATGCAAGCGGTGAAGGGGCATGCAAACGAATGTGGGGCGACTTTTGAATCGAATCTTCGGCCTATGAAGCAGGAAACCGACGCGCCTGCGCGCACGGCGTTGACCGCGGATCTGAAGTTCGCCCAGATCGCGAACCGACTGGGGAAGGTGATGGATCTGCTGATGACGGCCGATCCCACGGAGATTCTGGGATTGATGGAGGATGAATTGAAGCGGGCAGTCCAGAACCCGAATGAGGATGAGGCGTTGCTGGCGAAGAACACGGCCATTTGTGCGCGGGAACTTCTCCACGCCTACAACCGAATCCGGGAACAGATCGACGAGCCGAAGACGCAGGCGGCGATTTACCGGATTTTGGCCGCGCAGGCGGAAAAGAAAGGACAAGTCGAATGACCACTCCGGCAAAAAAGAAGCGGCATGCGAAGGTGTGCCCGTGTGGCTGCCAGGCGCCGATCAAGAATTGGATGCTCTGCTGTGGCGAAGGCTGGAAGCGGATTCCGAAAAATCTGCGGCAGGAGCTGAAGCTGCAAAATAACCGGTGCCGGGGAAGTTTGCTGCACCGGGCAGCGGCGAGGAAGTGTCTTGAAGCTTTGAAGAACCCTGTTGCGGGGGATGAGACAACGGCCGGCGTGCGTAGTTTTACGCACGTCGGTTATTCCGCGAGCCCTGGCCTGCGGATGGGAAGGGGTGGAGCGTGATGGATAACCACCAAGACACGCCGCCTGCGGCTAAGACGCCAAGTCTGGAAACTGTCTGCGCTGGATGCGGCAAAGGCAATCCAGATTCCACCTGGTTTGTTTATCCCTGTGGCGATCTGGCTTGCTCGAAAGAATGCTGGGAGGAGGCGCATCCGGAAATCTCGTTTGAGCTGGCCAGACCGTTCAGGCCCGTTTTCGACCTTGATCGTCTGCGCAATTACTCGCCGGTTAATATCAATGAAGCCAAGGGTATTGCATTGTCGCACAGTCTTGATCAGATCGTGATCTGGTCATGGAAGGAAGGCCAGGGGCATAACGTCACCACTTGGGGACGGCCACTTCAACATTCATTATGGGCGGCTGAGTCGGGAAATCGCGTGAAGGCGGCGGCTGGATATCCCCCGATCGATACCACGACGTTGCCGGCATCGCTTGCAGAGATCTTCGCGGCCGTGTGCGCTGATATCTTTCCAGCGGTGGGCACCGACGTTTTGCATCGGGCGAGTGTGGAGGCGGTTTTTTATTCATTCATTCATGTGATCGCAGAGCGTGATCCGGAACTGGCTACAAAGCTGCGGACCTTTCTTAACCAGAAGGAGGCGATCGATGGCTAAGAAGTCTCACCACGAAGGCACGAAGACACGAAGGAAGGGAATTGCCTCTCGGACGCCGGAGAAGAGTCGCGCCATCGATCTGGGGCTGGAGGTGATTGAGATGGTGCGGAAGCCCGGGCAGACAATGACGCTGCGCGATATTGCAACGGTGTGCGGGTGCCATCGCAACGCGATCTGGCTGATCGAACATAATGCGATCGAAAAACTGAAGAGGGCGCTCCAGCGCAGAGAAAGGATGGCGGCATGAACGAGGAAACCAACTATCCGCTGAAATGGCCGCTGGGGTGGAAGCGATCCCGGGTTTCGATTGGCTCGAGATTTGGAAAATGGAACGCGCCCATCAGCATGGCAAGGGCGGTCGAAGCGTTGGAAAACGAACTGCGCTTGTTGCCGGGGCGGCGGTGGATCATTTCCACGAATGTGAAGGTAAAGCAGGACGGAACACCGTACGCCAACCAGCGGCGGCCGGATGATCCTGGGGTTGCGGTGTATTTCACGATGGACGCGAACAATCGCCGCGTGGCGCTGGCTTGCGATAAGTGGAATCGCCCGGAGGATAATCTCTACGCGATCGCGAAGCACATCGAAGCGATGCGCGGCCAGAACCGTTGGGGCGTGGGATCACTGGAGCAGGCCTTCACTGGCTATATGGCGCTCGAGCATCGCACCGAGGCAAGTTGCTGGGAGATCCTGGGTATTACGGCCGAGGCCACTGAAGCCGAGATCCTCGCGGCGTGGAAGCAGAACGCACGGAAGGCGCATCCAGACGCCGGCGGCTCGACGGAGGAATTCGCGAAAATCAACCAGGCGAAAGATATCGCAATCGCCACGCTGAAAGGACGGAAGTAATGCCAGAGACCCCAGACACGACTCTCGATTGTCCGGCTTGTGAAGTTTCGCACGCAAGCTCGACGGCGCTGCGTCGGCACAAATGCGCGAAACTGGGGCGTGAGCTCACCTTTGACGAATGGACGATCGCGATCAGCATCGAACTGATCAAGCGTGAGATGTTGCTCGCCAAGGATGAAATTGAGCGGCGTCAGCTCCGGGACGAGCTGGCGGTGAAGCTGGAGGAATTCAAGCAGCTGGCCGGGGAGGGGGCGTCGGCATGATTGGACCACTCTCCAACGGACAAACGACGGCCGTATTATTTGTGGTGTGGTTCATCGGCATGGCCTACCTGGTGCATTCTCATTTGCAGGTGGCGCGGCGCATCCGGCGCTTGCGCGAGGAGGCGGATCGGAAGCGTGTCCAGGCGTCTGGAAATGGGCGCGAGGAATTTTCACCGCAGAAGCATCCCGCGACCAAGGAGGGCGAGTGAAGGCGCTGATCGAACATCTCTGGCGCTGTAATCGAGAGCAGATCGTCGCACGATCGCTGATGCACTGCCACGCGTGGAACGTGCATTCGATCATGCTCCTGGAATGCCCCGGGAAGACGATTCGCCTCTTCGTCGCGGAGCCTGGTCATTTGCTGGCAGAGAATCATCCTGCGATTGTTCACCACTGCCAGACGGTGGGATTTCACGCGCACCATTGCGAGCTGACGCTCCAGCCGGTGTTCGGCGAGGTGTTTAATTGGACGATCGAGAAGACGGCCACCGGAGGTTTCACCATTCCACAGTACCGGTATCAGAGCGCGATCACTCACGGTGCGATCGCTTTCAAGGCGGATGGAGATGCCTCGTTTGTGACCAAGGGATTCGACGTCATTCCACCAGGCGAAGGCGTTTTTATGCGGGCGAGTGAGATCCACACGATCGTAGTTCGTGCCGGGCAGTGGGCGGCGTGGCTGGCCTTCGAAGGGCGTGAGAATCCAGAATACGATAATCGTCTGTGGTCTTATACGCGGCCGGAGGCGCAGGACTACAGCAAATTCTATCGACCGATGACGCCGTCAATCATCCGAGATTATCTCAAACTGGCATTCCGGGGGAGTAATCTATGACCTACCGGGAGGCACTCATTATCGCGGTGGACGAACTCCGCGCGCTCGATCGGGATGATCTGCGACTGGTGGCGAAGAAGTTGGAGGAGAAGGTGCACCGGTTGCGGGCGAGAGAGGAAAAATCGTTCCTCATGCTCTCACGCTGCTTTTGTGGCCAGCGGAAGGAAAAGGAAAAAACGATCTGCGAGGAATGCCATGCGGTGGTACCGGCGAAGCTGATGCTGGACTTCATGACGGCCGACCACCGGACCTGGCCGAAAATTAAACAGCAGATCCGCTCCATCTGCATCGGCCGCTCGGCTGGAGAAAGCGAGGCCGCATGATCGACTTGAATAATCAACCGGGCTGGTCGGCGGGAGAACGGGAGTTTCTGGAAATTGCCATCGTCGCGTATCAGCTCGAAGCGTGGAATGAAGGGTCGATGACGTCGGATGAAGTCTCGATCATCGCCAGATATCTTTATGGATGGTCCACGAGCCTCGCGGCCTCGGTCGAGGCAGTCGAGATGGATTGGGCAGTGGAGTTGCGTCTCTTAACGACGCATATCCGGACGTTCGAACATATCCGGGCCGTCCTCGATCTGGCGGCGGAAAGGGGGCGGAAGCTATTATGAAGATTCCGAAATACGTGATCCGGATTGGCGGCCGGGAATATGTAGTCGCCAGCAATCAAGGCATTGCGACGCTCATGAAGCTGATGGAGGAGGCGATCCCGGTGAGTGCCAACTTCTACAGCAAGCCGCCGGAGATCGAGTTGGATTACTGGAACAAGCCCGACGTCGTAAGCTACCTGCAGGAAGTCTCCTGCCGAAAGATACCGGCGAACACGCGCTGGAAACGGAAGGGCGAGAACGGCGAGGTGGAAATCATCCGCCCGGTGGCGAAGAAGCCCAAGGCATTGCCCGCGCCGAAAGCGAAGGCGCTCCCAGGATCGAAGCGGCCGCAGCTCAAACCGCGAGAACCGCAGCTCGCGCTTGGGTTTGGAGGCCTCTCTTGAAATTTTCTATGACCCAAAATGAACCCTCCGAAGAAGAGCTAAAAAGGCGGCTGGATTTCGAGATTATCGAGGTGCGGATGCGCATCTTGATCAAAGTCTTTGATTTCTCGTTTCAGCAACGGCTGATTCTTGAACTGCTGGTGGACCGGACTTTTGCCCGATGGCGAGAGCGGGCGCTGATTCCCTCGCTGGATCACGTGGTGCGCTTTACCCGGATCTTGCGTGGGGATGTATCGCTGGTCCTGCGCGATCTGGAGGATCGGCATGGGATTATCGGGAGTGGTCCGGCGCCGGAGTGGAAGAGCCGTCATTACCAGGACCCGCGATGGTACTGGCTGCTGGTGGAACCGCGCGAGTGGAAGGAGATCGGGCCGCGGATCGACCGCCAGTATCATGCCCAGTTGCATCAGGAACTCGATTTCCTGGAATCGCAACAGCCCAGGCTCATTTTGCCGACGGGCAACGAATTAGTCCCGGCCGAGATGCCGGGGCTGAAAGCTGAAATCGCGACCTCCACCTGGCAAGATGCGCTCCACGAAGAGCGCCAGGGCAGGGGAGTGATTCGCAGTCCCTTTTACCGGGCCAGACTGGCGCTTGACGCCACCGATGCCCGCAACGTGTGCGGAATTTCCGAACACGTGGGTGTTAGGAAAAACCGAACGCATACGGAATTTCCTAACACCTCCCCGACGTATGAGGTTTTTCCTCATGCGTCGAGCCTTTCTACGAACGCGGGCGTGACGCGTACGCGCGAACATGAACATGTTCATGGTACACCACGCCGTACAAAGCATGTTGAACATGCTGAACATGCTCGAGGTGTCGAGGAAGTGGAGGAATTCGATCCGGCGCTAAATGAACTCTCGATTTCGGAGCTGGCGGATCAGTTGGAGGAGGAAGCGGCATTTTGGTATTTGCAGTTGCAGGAGCTGTGCCCGGATCTGACGCCTACCTATCGCAAGACCTGGTTGCTCCGATTGAGCGACCGCTGGAGAGAAGCGGCATTCAAAGCGATTGCCGAGACGAAGCGGATGAAGATTGAAGGAAAACCATTCAGCAAAGGGGCGGGCCAGACGGCCAATTTCTATTTTCACCATTTCAAAAACGCCGCGCGGAAGGTGGCGAGAAAATCATGAAGATCATCCGCTTTCGCGTAATTCACCCGATCGTAAGGCATGGGAGACAGATGGGGGAAGGAGTGGAGTTTTGGATCAAGAAATCATCGAGCCGCGTGCATGTGGACCGCTGGCTCGCCGAAGGAAAAATCCACGAAGTAACCGAAGGAGAAGATATGCAGACACTTGCAAAACCACCGAAAAAAGTAGCGGCCGCCGTGCCGCAGAGAGCAGCAACAACGGCCACCAGTTCCCCCCAGAACGGTGTCACTAATACCAGCGCAATTGAGCAGGCACAAGCGGCGAGTAAAAATCTCGAGGCGTTGATGGAGGCGGCGATGAAGGCGGCCGGCTGCGTATCGATGGCAGAATTCAAACATCTGCCCACGCGTGAACAGAATGCGTACATTGCCCAGGCGCGCGCTGGAAAGCTCTCGGCGCCGGCCCAGCAAGAGCCAGTCGTCGCGGGGGTGCAAATGCTGGATCCAGAGACAATCCAGCGCTCGCCATTCAATCGTGACTACTTCGACCAAGGGAAACTCGATGAACTGATTGCCGATGTTCGCGAGCGCGGTGTGTTACAGGCCGGCATCGTTCGGCCGATTCCCCCGAACGGGAAAATTCGCTATGAGATTATTGCTGGCGAGCGGCGGTGGCTGGCGGCGAAAGCGGCTGGTGTGCTCTACCCGGCCACGATCCGGACGGCCGATGATATCGAGACGCTGGAGATCCAGGCGGTGGAGAATTTCCAGCGTGAGGATTTGAATCCCATGGATGAGGCCCTGAAATACGAGCAGCTCCGCGAGGCCTACGAAAAGGAGGGGCATACGAAAACGGCCGCTTTGGAACGGATCTGCGATCGTATGAACAAAGCGAAAGCGACCGTGTATGAGCGGCTGTCACTGCTCAAGCTGCCGAGCAACGTACGCGTGCTGGTTCAGCGCGGGTTATTACCAGCGAGCCATGCGGCATTGCTGACGAAGCTCAACGAATCGGTCACCGTACTACGATTGACCGATGAAATTGTTAAAGCGAAAGGAGAGGAAGCGGAGGGGGGAATTCTATCGTTCAGAGCGACCAAAGTCTTGGTGGCATACGAGGAGAAGCGGGAAGCGAATTTGAAAAAATACGCGGAAAAGGAAAAGGAGTTTCGCGAGAAGGGGCTTCGAGTTTTGGGTGCGAAGGAAAACGCACAGCATATAAAAAGCCGTCCGGGTATGGAGCACTGGTGGCTCGAGGGGGAGAAATATATTAAGCCGGATGAGTCTTGTTATATCGGAAATAGCTATCAGGGAGCTTATAGCAAGGTGTGGAAGAAAGCTCCGGCTGTAATCCTCGGGCAGACGCCAGACGGAAGGGCGGTATCGATCTATTTGAAAACCGAGGCTGACGAGGCAGCGAAAGCGAACATGAAGTCGCAGCCAGGTGGACGTTCATCCAGCGGGCGATCGCAGAAGGACATTGATGAAGACCGGGCCCATCGACGTCGGAAAGTGGAATATGCCCAAGTGACTGGGCAAATCGTAACAAAAGTAGAGTGTGAATTGGACAGCCTGCAATTTTGGCAGATCTTCGCGAAAACTTTGATCAAACGATATCGGAGCGAACCGATTACGCGTATTGCAAAGCGCCGCGGTGATATAAAGCAGGCAGAGGCCTATGAGTGGGTGAAGAAGCAGATGGTGAACATGAGTGTAGGCGAACTGCGTGGGCTGTGCTTGGAGCTCCTATTGCAAGACTGCGCTCCTGGAACGTATATGGGCGACTGGCATGTCGATGCGAAGGCGATCGCGGATTTTTGCAAAGTGTCATTGCCGGCATGGAAGGACGAAGTCCAGACGTCTGGAAAGGCTGCAAGCTAATCCAGTTCCGAGAGAATTATGATGGGCTACTATATACTCAACGACGCTGGCGAACCCGTTGCCGAGGCTGATCTGATGAAGTGGGCAAAATCATTTGAATCTGCCAATAGGTCCGTATGCAATGAGTGGGTAGGCGATAGCTGGGTATCCACCGTATTCCTCGGTTTGGATCATTCATTTGGTGGACCAGCGCCAATCCTATGGGAAACGCTGGTATTCTATGGGCGCTGTAATGGAGAGATGGAGCGCTGCGCTGGCTCGCGTGAGCAGGCCTTGGCGATGCACAGTCAGATGGTCGCACGCGTTGCAGCGGTTGAGAATACGAATGTAACACAATGATAAAACAATCTTTCATATCTGCGAAAGAATGCGTGCCTGTTTTCTCAATCTTGGGGATTCTCAAATTTGCGGGTCCTTCCGGGGCTCCGGGGTCACGCGGGTTCCGAAGCCCTATCGTTTCGCTAGATGTAAAATTCGCGCCATGCTCCACCACTACTGCCATTTTACTCTAGGAATTTCCTTTTTTGGTTGAGCATCGGTGACAGTCGGGTAGGGGAGCAATGTCGTTGCTCTCCATTTCCCAAATTGCCGCGCTGACGGGCAAGGATCGCCGCACCGTCTCCAAAGCGATCGAACATCTCGACTACCAGGAGGGCGAAAAGCGCGAGCACTGGTATCAATCCGAGGACGCCCTTGCCGCCGTATTTCTCGGGGGTGATGTCTGTAGCCTGGATGCTGCCCGGGCCGAACAGGCGAAGGAGGCCGCGCTCCTCAGTCGCGTGCGTCGGGAGGAAATCCAGCGCACGCGCATCCCGATCGAGCTCGTCGAAGCGCTCTGGGACGGCGTCATCCAAGGTTTCAGCGCGACGCTAAAAGCCTCTCGCGGAAAAACCCTCAACGTCGCGAAAATCAACGAGCTGATCAGCCAGCTGCGCGACACCAAGCTTCCCGTCAAATGGTAGTCTCGCTGATAGAAGAAAACGCGGCCGGCGTCTCCCTCGAGCAAGAGGCCATCGTTGCCCTGCTCGAAAGCATCCGGAGACGAAATCTAACGCCCATCTCCATCATGACCGAGCGGGAGTGGGCCGAATCCGTCCGGCGCATGCCCGATGCCCACGGCGCCACGCGCCCCTTCAGTTTCGCCTACGCGCCCTATCAGCTCGAGCCCTATACCGAGATTTTCAATCCGCGAAATATCGAGATCGATATGCAGATGTTCTCGCGGGGCGGGAAATCCGAGATCGTGCAGAATGCCATCGGTTTTACCATCGAGCACCAACCCTGCCGGATCGGCGTCATGTGGCCCGTCGAGGGGGACGGCAAGCTCTGGAGCAAAGATGATTTCATGGGCTCCCTGGTCGAGCCGACCGCCAGTCTGTCCGCACTGATCGAGAACTCCTACGGCCAGCGCAAGAGCAAGAGCACCCTTCTCCACAAGCAATTCCCGGGTGGCCTGCTGCAAATCCTCGGCGCAAATGCACCTGGCCGCATGCGCCGCATGAAAGCGCGCTTTCTCTACGCCGACGAAATTGACGCCATCATCGAGATCAGCAGCGATGAAGGCGATCAGCTTAAAATCTTCGCCAAGCGTGGCTCCGAGTTTCCCGATTGCATTCAGGTCTATTGCAGTTACCCCAGCCTGCGCGGCCGCAGTCGCATTGAATCGAAGCTGCTCGAAAGCGACCTCCGCCAGTGGTTCGTCACCTGTCCCGAATGCGGCGGTGAACCCTTCATTATGTCTCGCACCGGCCTCGATCCGTTCAACGACGGCTTCAAGCGCTCGCGGATCCTCTACGATCGGGAAAAACCTCAGCTTGCGCGCCTGGAATGCCCTTGCTGCCAGGCCCAGCTCACCGATGCGCAGCGGTATGCCATGATGATGGGAGGGGACCCGAAAAATCCCCGCTACGATCTCTGGAAAGCGACGCGCGAATTTCGCGGCCGTGCCGGCTTCCATGCCGGATCGCTCCTCTGGCCGCACCAGGTCGATTCCACGAAATATCCTGGTGGCTATCTGGAAATTCTCGCCCGCAAGGAGATCGAGGTTGAGACCAGCGAGAATCCCGAGCGGGCCCGGCGCGTCCTCGTCAATGCCGACGATGCCGAGACTTATCAGGCCGCGAGCGATATCAAACCCGAGCATTCGAAACTCTTCCTGCGCCGCGAGGAATACGATCCGAAACAGATGCTCCCGACCGGGGTCCTGCATATCGTCTTCTTCGTTGACGTGCAGCACGATCGCCTCGAGCTCTTCATCCAGGGCTTTGGTGAAAACCAGCAGGTCTGGGATCTCGATTACCAGGTGCTCAGTGGTTCCCCGTTGGTCAAGCCCGATGAAGGCGTCTGGGCCGAGCTCGACCGCATTCTTCTCACCACCACTTATCCGCACCCCAGCGGCCGGATCCTGCGCATCGCCGGCGGCCTGGTCGATTGCGGCAATTGGTCCGATCACGTGCACGACTTCACCCGTCCACGCGGCCGGCGGAAGATCTACAGCTCCCGCGGGTCCACTCAGCTCGCCAAGCCGCTTGTCGAAAGACGGCCGCGCAAGGAGGGAAAACACGGGACCCGCGTCTGGCACATGGGAACCCACCTCGCGAAGGACATCATTTATCAGCGCCTCGCCCAGGACAATCGCGAGAGCACGGGCTATCGGCACACACCAAAGCTCGGCCAGTTCTCCGAGCATTATTTTCGCATGCTCACCGCGGAAAACAGCGAGGACCGCCTGGCGAAGGATGGCGAATGGTATAAATGGTTCGGCTGCGAAAATGGCGTCCGCAACGAATCGCTCGACGGGGCGGTCGGCTGCATGGCGGCCGAGAAAATCACTCGGCCAAACTATGCCAAGCTCGCGAAGGAATTTTCTGTTCCAATTAAAGCCGAAAAGGGCACCCCTATAGCACAGCGCCAGAAGCCCAAGCCTGTTCTAAAATCTCCGTCCACGGGCGGATTTGTGAACAAGGGCGTCCGGACCATGACCGGCGGCTTCGTAAAGAAGTGGAAAATCTAAAGCTCACCTGCTAGGGAATTGACCATGCAGAAGGGCGAATCGATTTATCAGATCAAACGAGGCGATATGACCTTGCGGGTCTATCGATTTGCAGAAGCAACTTTGGCTGCCGTATTTGAATTGCCAGGCTCGTTGCCCGATTCGCTTCCCAATCCAGGCGAGGTAAAGAAGTGGCTTGCCAGAGCGGGATGCGAGCCCTCCGCGAATGTGATGTCTGGGCCTCGTGGGTGGCTGCTCACCACGAATGTTGTTCGCCTGGAAGCGTTGCAAGCGACCGAGCTCACCAGATTGGGCGAACTGCTCTTGGCCCCTGCTCAGTAAGATTTTCCAGACACTGTCTGGAAAATGTTTCGCGTCCTTTCGCTGGCCTCTAATTGACTCCCTATCCCACTCGGTAACCGAAGCATCGGTCAGGTCGCAAGGTCCCGTCGCATCGCGTCGCACCTTCGGCCTGGCCGAGCCCGGTGCAGGGCAGGGGACTTGCGCTATGTGCTAAACTATTCATCCGTGGACCGTCCTCTCTCGCGAAAAGAAATCTGCGCGGCGCGCGGAATTGATCGAATCACGCTCTGGCGCTGGGAGCGCGAGGGACTTCGCATCATCGGCGGAAGGGCGTCAATAGAGGCTGTGCTGGCTTTTCTCGCCGCTCGCGATGAACAGCGTCGGCTGAAACATAAGGCGGATGCCTCATGTAACAAAATGCAACATCTTGCAACGTAGCGGATATTATCATTCGGGGTTTGACTTGGCGTATCGCTCGCCATGCACGCCCTAAACGCTTCGCTTCCCACCATCTTTGCCGGCATGAAGCCGGTAGTTCAGCAAACTCTGCACGGCCGGGAATATTTCAAATTTCCCAACGGCCAGATCCGTCGCCAGATCGGCGAGGGACACTCCCGGCTTGAGCGAAAGGCGCGCCGCCACATCATCCGGAAGCGTCGTAACCAAGTCGAAGCAAAGCCTCCGGTTCCGGTCGGCAAGGTCGCCGCCTGGATGCTCACCCGGTTTTTTCAATCTCTTTCCCCTGCATCATCGTCCCATGAGTCCTAACGATCCCGTCTCCTCCGAGAAACGTCCAGCCCCCTCCACCAAACGTGGCGGCGGAAAACCGGCCAAAGGTATTTTCATCGCCCCGCCCTCCCATGGCATGCAGGTCCGGCTCGCTCCCGCCGGAAAGCATACTCAGGGCCAGTGTAAGCCAGGACGCCATGCCGAGATTCGCCAGCGCGCGCTTCGAAAAGCCGCCTGCATCGCCGAGAGCCAGCGCCAGGGCAACGAGATCGCCAAGCAGAGAGCTGATGATCGCTCTTTCAAGCGCTGGTTCGAGCGACATGAGAAGCAAATTTACGTCGATTGGCTGGCCGCATTGAGCCCAGAGGAGCGGGCGCTGGCCAAGGCGAATAAGCTCGATAAACCCATGCCGGAGGGAGGCTTTATCGCCCCGGGTAAGAGCGAGGATGCTCTCGACTCCGTCGATCAGGAAATGGTTCCCCACGCCATGCACTGTGGCACCCACAATGGGCGGCCGATCTACCGAACCGAAAACGAAGCGATCGAGGAAATGGAGCCCGAGGATTCCAATATCGAAATCGCGCAACTCTCGAATGCGCAGATCTCCGATGCGACCGAGGATTTCGAGATCGCGCTGCGGTGGGCACTCCAAACCGGGAATTTGGTCGATCTCGGTCGTCGAAGTATCGTCATCATCGCCGGTATGTATCCGAAGCTCGCCGGCGGCCTCGAGGTCGATCCCGATCTCGCCCGGGAATTTCTTTCGGCCTACGGTGATTTCCGTTTCAGTGAAACGTTGGAGCGCCTGCAGGAGACTGGTGAGATCTACAAACGCGTCCTGGAATGGATGCGGCGCGGCACTTCGCTCTCCGGCCTCGGCGAACGCCTCCAGCTCATCGCCTACAAGCTGCGGCCCGATCTCATCGATGCCAAGACCCAGGCCAAGCTCGGCGAGCCCACCAATAAAACGCGCCAGGCGGTGAACAAGCCTGCCAATTGCCTGCGCGATACCTTCGCCGGCCTCCTCGCCCTCTGCGAGCGCGGGGATGACACCCGACTTCGTTGCCAGCAAGCCCAACTCCAGCCCGCATAAACCGCCATGTTGAGAAAAATCCGCTCCTTCTTCCGTCGCCGTCGCTCCGTCGCCGGCATCACCTCCGATCTGAACCGGATCGTCACCGACCTGCAGTCGCACCACGCTGAGATGACTTCTCGAGTTCAGCTCACCGCGAAAAAGGCCCTCGCCGCCGAAGCTGCCCATCAGCGGAAGCTCGATCGCCTCTCGCGTCGGCAAACCAAACTTCAGACTGAAGCCACCAAAGCCCTGGCGATCAGTCACAACATCGCTGGGCTTCTCAACGCTTAACGCCATGTTCAAATTCGCGCTTCCCTTGTTGCTGGTGATCTTCGTCACGTTAAAGATCCTTCACTTTATTACCTGGAGCTGGTGGCTCGTCTTGCTGCCGCTCTTCATCTGGATCACGTGGATCCCCGTCTTCTTCATCATCGCATTCTGTGCTTTGATCCTGAAGGAAATCGCGAAAGGGACATGAGCAACCTCGCACCCACGCAATCCAATCTAGTCCAGCTCGCGCGGTCGCAGGCCGATGCGCTGATCGCGGCAGAGAAGCAGATCAACGACGATCTCCAGGCCCTGTGCGCACGGCTCTGGGAGCTGGGAAAAACCCTCTCGGAGCTCAAAGACATCGTCTCGCACGGGAACTGGATCATCTTCGTCTCCGCGAATTTCCCCCAGCTCGGTAAAGAGGAAAAGACGCGGGTCAATCGTGCGGCGGATGCGAAGGCATTCTTCGAGGCAAATCCCAAATTCCCCGATATCGGGGAATTTACCGTCGAGAGCATCCGCAAGTGCGTCTTCCACCTTGCTCCCGAAAAGGAACGCCCCAATCTGCCTGGCGATCAGCCCGTCGCACCCCACATTCACCAGCTTACTTTCATCAACAATTTTGAGAAGTGGTACCGGCAGACCCAAATCGGACTCATCAAGCGGCCGCCTGTCGAGGAACTGCAGCGCGATCTCGCCCCTGTCGCCGATCGCCTCATCGAGCTCTGCGGTGCCGACTGGCTGAAAGAGCGCCTAAAATGAGCCTTCTCTTCCAATCTGCGTAAATCTGCGAAATCTGTGGATAAGTCCCCCTCTTTGACACTGCCGCGCCTGCGGCATGCTTGATTCCGAACCACAGATTTTCACCGCCGGCGAGACGCTCGCCTGGTCCCGTTCGATTCCCGGCTACCCCGCCTCGAGCTACACGCTGAAATATGCTTTCCAGGCGTCTGGAAACCCCCTCATCGAGATTACCGCACAGTCGGACGGGGATGATTTTGCAGTCAATGTCGGCGCCGCCACGACGGCCAATTACGCGCCCGGCGTTTATGCCTGGGCTGCTTATGTTGAGGATGGTACCGGCGGCCGCAACGTGGTCGGCCGTGGCACGATTTCCATTCTCCCATCTCCGCTGCAGGCCTTCGGGAGCACCCATGCCACTCGCACGCTGGCCTTGATTGAAGCGGCCATCGAAGGCCGTATCCCGAATGGCCTCGAGACGACCAATATCAACGGTCAGGAATTGCAGCGCATTCCGGTTCGGGATCTCGTCAGTCTCCGCGACCGCTACCGGCGCGAGGTGAAATCTGAATCGACCCTGCGGCGCCCGGTTCTCGGCATCCGCTTCGTGAATCCCCGATGAAAACGATCAAAGCTGCCCGTTCTCGCACCGGAGTTACGTTCGTTCGTCAGGCTGATGGTTCATTTCTTAAGAGTGCGCCTCAGCAGGCCGTGAAAACATACGATGCCGGCATGTTCAACCGGCTCACTGGCGACTGGAAGGTCAACCGACTCAGCGCCGATGCGGAGATGCAGGGGAAGATCGAGATCATCCGGAGCCGCTCCCGTGATCACGAGCAAAACGATCCCTACGCCGAAAATTTCCTCAAGCTTAGGGAAAACAACGTGGTCGGGCATGATGGATTCACTCTGCAAATGAAGGTCAAGCTCTCTGAGGAGCTCGACCCTGCCACCGGCGAGATCATGGTCGAGCTTGATACCGTCTCGAATCTGGCCATCGAACGTGCCTGGCGTCGCTTCTGCCAGCGGAAGAATTTCCTCGTGACGCGCGATCTACATGCGATCGAGGCCTGCAAGCTCATTGAGCGAACGCTCAATCGCGACGGCGATCTCTTGATTCGTAAAATCAAGGGTGCCCCGAATGAGTTCGGCTTCGGCCTGGAACTACTCGAGGCGGATTATCTGGATGATCGCTTCATCGACTTCCGAGGCGTCCCTTGCGATTGCCCCAATCAGCTCACGCTTCCCAATGGCCAGCCCTTTCCCTATTGCCAGACCGGTCAGCATGAGGTCCGCATGGGCGTCGAGCTCCATGGCGACTGGAAATTCCCTGTTGCTTACTGGCTGCTCGCCAATCATCCGGGCGACTATTTCTTTGGAAACCAATATTCGACAAAGCGGATTCGCGTCCCCGTCGATGAAGTGATTCATCCCTACGTCCACAAGCGGATCGGGCAGACGCGTGGCTTGCCAGCCACGATCGCTGCGATGCTGCGCCTGCAGATGATTGGCGGGATGGACGAGGCCGCACTGGTAGCCGCGCGTGCAGGTGCTCAGAAAATGGGCGTCATTACCAAGACCATTCCCGATGATTTCCAGGCCGATGAGGACTATCTGAATGGCACGTTGGAACGCACCATCGAGGGATCACCGGGGGAATTCCTCGAATTGCCGATGGGCTTCGATGTGAAGTCGATCGACTGGAAGAATCCCGACAATGCCTATGCTCCGTTCCAAAAGACGCAGCTCCGTGGCGCGGCGATGGGCATGGGCGTCAGTTATCACTCGCTCGCCGGCGACCTGGAGAGCGTGAACTTCAGCAGCGGTCGCCTCGGGGAGATGGAGCAGCGGGAAGGCTTCCGTGGCGGTCAGTCGTCTTTTATCCGCGATGTGTTGTTGCAGATCTTCCCGGATTTCCTCGAGGCAGCCATGCTCTCTGGCCTGGTCGATTTGCCCTTCAGTCGATTTGACGAATTCACCGACGAGGAAAACATCTGCTTTAGTGGTCGTGGATTCCCATTCTACGATCCGACCAAAGATATCGCTGCTGCCCAGGAGGCCGTCGATCTTGGCGTCACTACGCGAGCGCAGATCTGCGCGGAAAATGGCCGCGACTTCGAACAGGTTACTACCGAGCTTGGCCGTGAGGAGCGACTCCGCACTTCCGCGGGCCTCGTGCAGACGCTCGCGCCTGGCGATACCACCGTGCAGGGCGATCCCAGCTCAGAAGGCGATCGCATGCCGAATGACGACCAGAATGCGACCAAGGGTTTTGCTGATCAACCTCGCGACGATCAAGGCCGCTGGATCTCGGGAGGGGGGCCAGTCGGCAAGGAAGGAAACTGGAAATCACTGGGACTGGCCTCGGCCGAGAATCTTCCCGCGATTGCCCGACCAAGGACCATTAGCACAAAAGATGCACTCAAACAGCTCTCCAGGCCCTATGCGAAAGAGGATCCCATGGGCAACATTGTCGGGTTCGGTTCGCGATTGAAGGAGCATTTGAAAATGCACGTACGCGAAGGTCACCGAGCCCGGCCGGAATTTCTGCCGCACATGGAGGCGGCCGTCGAGAATCCCGCTGAAATCTGGTCGGAGAATACCGATCAGGGTCCGCGGATTCGTCACATCACCTCATTCAAAGCTGCCGACGGAACGCGTAGCTTCGCAGTCATCTCGCACCAGACCGGAGAAACCCGGGCCGACATTATTTCCGGCACGCCGAAAACACATCCCGGGATCAATAAGATGCGAAAGGGGAAATTGCTTTATATCCGACCGGAGAAAAATCAGGAGTAGAACGGGGCAGCCGTTCCTCCTGGTCCGCCGCGCCTGGAGCCGCTGCCGGCAGTCGCGGGGATTGGAAACAGAGTAATCCAGAGTCGTCAGATTGACAATGCCTTTCACGGCATGCCTGCCGATCCCGAAGAGTTTTCCAGCAATACCCTAGTTTTTGAAGGCGAGCCGCTTAAGGCGCTCAACGAAGAGGGGGGCAAAGTCACCGTCGGCGCGTATGCCGTCCGATTTTCCGACGCGAGCGAGCCGGATCTGACCGGCGATTATTTTACCAAGTCCACCGACTTCGGTCCGAATTGTGGCAACGGCGTCGCCGCGATGTTCAATCACGGCCTCCCGCTCGCGAAGGGAGTCAAGGCACTCGATGAGGTCGCCGACATGACCTTCGGCCCGATCAAGACGACGAAGGACGATGTTGGGATCTTCGTTCAGCACACGCTCGACACTTCCGACAAATATCAAAAAGCGATCGCGGACCTCTGCGCGAAAGGAAAGCTCAAATGGTCCAGTGGCACGGCTTCGCACATGATGCGCAAGAGCAAGGATGGCCAGATCAAGCGCTGGCATATCGCGGAAGTCTCCTACACGCCCAAGCCAGCCGAACCGCGGCTGCCGACCATCGCCCCGCTCAAATCCATTGATGCCGGTCTCGCCTCCGAGATCGCGAAAGCCTTCGGCGTTGACACCCCGCAGGAACCCGAACCTGCGCAATCCGCACCACCCACGAAATCAACCATCAAAGTTATGCCCGCTCTCACCGCCGAACAGGAAGCCGAAAACAAAAAGACTCTGCTTGAGGCCGAGCATAAGGAGATGCGGGCCGTCGGCGCGCACTTCAAATGCGCCGAGGTTGCGGAAGACTTCATCTTCCTGGGCAAGAGCCTCGAAGATCTCCGCGTCCACGTGGCGGAGAATGTAGTGAAGGCTCGCCCGGTCATTACCGATCCAAAGCTCGGCATGGACAAGAAGGATCGTAAGGAATGGAAATTCCTGAAGGCGGTTCGTGAAATCGCCGCTGCTGGCTTCAATCCGAATGCGCTCTCTGGCGTGGAACGCGCGGCCAGCGATGAGACCGCTAAACTCCTGAAGATGACGCCGCGTGGTTTCTTTATCCCGCACGACATTGTCATGTCCAGCATGGCCGAGGACAATGATCTCGGTGCGCTCGCGGTCAAGGCGCTCATTGAACAGGCCAATAGCGTTAAGACGCTCAACCACACCTCTTTCGCCTCTGGTGGTGCCCTCGTCGGCACGCAGCTCCTCACGGGCTCGATGATCGAGTTGCTCCGTAACAAGCCGCTCGTCTCCCAGATGGGTGCTCGCACCCTCACCGGTCTGGTCGGCAATGTCGCGATTCCCCGCCTCAATGGTGGTGCGACGACTTATTGGGTCAGCGAATCGGGCAATATCACTTCGAGCGATGCTTCCTTTGGTCAGCTCGGCCTCACGCCGAAAAAGCTGGCCGCTCGCACCGGCTATACCAAGGAACTGCTCAGTCAGACCGATATGTCGGTCGAGGCGCTCTGCCGCGACGATCTCACCACCGTCCTCGGCCTCGCCAAGGATCTGGCCGCGCTCAATGGTACCGGCGGCGCTCAGCCTCTCGGTATCATCAACCAGCCGACGGGTCTCAATAGCTCCACTTTTGGTGGTACGGCCACGCGATTCAAGGCGATCGACTTCCAGAAACAGGTTGCGATCGATAACGCCTCGCGCGGTGCGCTCGCTTATCTCACCACGCCGAATGTATCGGCCACGTGGATGGGCATCCCCGAGGTCCCGAACTATCCGACCTGGTTGTGGCAGGGCAACATCGATCAGGGCACCGTGGTGGGCCGTCCGGCCTACAGCACCAACCAAGTGCCGAACGACAAGGTCATCTACGGCAATTGGAACGATCTGATCCTCGCGGATTGGGCCGGCATCGATGTCGTGGTGAATCCTTACACCAACGATGCGACGGGCGTGATCACGATCACGATCTTCCTGCTCACCGACGTCGGTGTCCGTCAGGTGGTCAGCTTCTGCGTCAGCACCGATTCCGGCGCTCAGTAACCGAACCCTTCACCCACGAATCAGCAACCTATGCCATTCATTAAAATCACGCGGGCCACTTTCCTGAGCGGCGAGCCCGCCGCCGTCGGCGATACCTTCGAGGTGGACGAACACACGGCCGCGCAAACGGTGGCCTGTAATAAGGGCGTGATCGTCGAGTCACCCGCGCCGGTGGAACCTCCGAAACCGAAGGTAAAGAAAGTCGAATCCGAGAAGCCCAAAGCTGAATAACCTATGAATCTTTCCGATCTTAATCTTCTCACCGCCGCGCCGCTCAGTCGGCCTGCGACCAATACCGCAACCGTCACCGGTTCCGGCTTCGACCTGCAGCCCTACGAAGGTGTGCTCAAGGTCGTGCAGGAAGTCGGCACCGTTTCCGGCACCACGCCCACTCTGGATGGCAAAATCCAGGATAGTGCGGACAATTCGACTTTCGCCGATGTGAGCGGCCTCGCCTTTACCGAGGTGACCGCGAGCAACAACTCCCAATCGCTGCAGGTCGATACCCGTTCGGTGCGTCGTTACATCCGCTTTGTCGGCACCATCGGTGGGACTACGCCGAGCTTTGCTATGGCTGTCGAGATCTTCGGCGGCAAAAAGCGGCTCGGCTCGCTGTAAGCATTTTCAATCAAACCATTAGCTGCCTCCTTGGATGATCCCGCGATGGGCTCCGGGGAGGCAGGCCAATTTCCAACCGCGGGGATAGCATAACTGGCCAATGCGTGTGCCGTGAGGTGCAAGATCGTCGGTTCGAGCCCGGACCCCGCAACCATTTCCAGATCTATGGCCAAAGCCGCTCCTGCCAATCCGAGCCCACATGTCGCCGAAGGTTATCGCCTTCGGGCGGAACGCGATCTGCTCATGGCGCGGCGAGAGGCGATTCTGAAAAGATTCGACGCGAAGATCGAGTCGATCGATGCCCAGCTCACTGAGCTCGAGAAACAACTCATCGCCGTCGGCCCGGGCCGCTATACCGATGGCGAGAACCAGTTCGCCTCCGTCATTCCCGAGGTGCCCAAGATGATGGGCCCGGATACCTTCGATCTGCGGAGCAAGGAAGACGAGGACCGCGCCCGCGAGCTCGCTGGCGAGGATTTTGGAAAGCTCTTCGACCGGCACGTCTATTTCACGCCCAAGGAAGATTTTCGCGGCCGTTGCCTGGGCGCTCTCACCACCGCTAAAGCAGGCAAGCTGATCACGCTTTGCCTGATCCCAGGACAGGAAACCGGAGGCCGACGCGCTCACGTGCGCTGGAAATAGCCGATGGCCAGCATTCGCGCAGAGATGGCCGCCGACCTCGCCGTGGCGATTGCGCTCTATGGCGAGACCTTCGAATGGAACGGCACGGAGTATGATTGTGTGCGGCGCGACAAGCCCACCGCCCAGGATCTCGCGATCGGCGGTTTTGTGGATGGGGTGGAAGCGGCCATCGTCGTCGCAAAATCGGCCTTCCCGGGTTATACAGATGGCGATTTTCCCCAGATCGGCGATCTGGTGAACGACAGTGCGCATATCATTCACATGATGAATGGCCACAAGGATCCCGCCGCCTTGCAGCTGGTCCTCTATATCGGATCGGTGGATTCCACCCATGAATGATCCGCTGCAGATGTCGATCGCGCAGCGCCTGGCGTTTGCGACGGTGGACTTCATCAATCGTCCGATCGTGGGGAATGCCCCGTTGGAAACCGCACGCCTGGTCGTGGCTGGCCTGGTGAAAAAGCAGCGCGACGAAAACGGGCCGATTACCCCGGAGGCGGATCGGCAAAAGAAACTGCGGCTCATCCTCGATGTGCGCGATGAAGGGCGCACCAAGGCTTATACCGCAATCCGGAATCTCCGCCTCGAGCTCACGATTCAAGGGAATTCCCAGGTCCCGGCCGGGAGTGCCGATGCCTGCACGGCCGCCTGTGGGGCGATGGAAAAGCTGCTGGATGAATCGAACCTGTTCGCCGCCCTGGATTCGCCCGTGCGCCTGGTGCGCGTGATGTTGGCCGTCCGCCCGACGGGTTTCTCGTTTACGACCGACGGTAACATCCGGAAGCAGACCTACAGCATCGATCTGAAAGCCATCCGGGCCGAACTCACTACGGATTATCAATCCTAGTTGCTGCCGTTGACAGGGCGCGCTGGCCTATATGGCCGCTGGCGATCCCATCCTCATCAATCTTGCTTCCGCGATATTCCTGCTCACTGCGGAAACCGGCGTAATCATCCAGACCAGCGACCGCGACGTCGATTCGAAGATGAAGGAAGTCTTCGACCAGTCGAAGGGCTACGTCATCGGCTACGTCTTCTACGACTTCAAGGCGGTGCAGACCTTCAGCGCGATTGTGAACGGCACGACCGGCCTGCCGATCGCTGCTCCCGGCGTGGCGCTTACCCTGGCCAACAGCCTTGGCATCGGCACCGCGCAAAACGGCGTCGCCACCGGCGGCCTTTACACGACTTCGGTGCGCATCAGCCACCAGGGCGAAGATCTCCGCTCCATCTCCGGCTCCGTCATCCAGCGCGCCGGCGTCACCTAATCTCTTATGGCCGACCATCCTTTCATCGCAGAGTACGACACCATTCAGGCACGCCTCAAAGCGGCCGAGAAAAATCCGGCGCAGAAGGAGACGCTTTCCCGCCAGTTCGGCGAACGCCTCTTGCATCTCGAATCCCATCCGGCCGTCAAAGCGGCCCTCGATGCCCGCAAGAGCGAGCCGCCCAAAGTCGATCCGCCCCCGAAGGCGTAGCGCTCACGACGCTTCCGTTCCACACATTCACACATCCAGATATGTCCAATCCTTATTCCGACAACGCGGCCCTGCTCGAGCATTTTGAGAGCCGAATTCCCAAGACCGGCGGTGAAAAGCTGGTCAAAACGCCGCCGCTTGCCCATGTCCCGATTCGGGATACGGAAACGGCCGCCTGCATTGCCACGCTCGGCATTCTCTATCGCACGCCCGGGCCTTATACCGACCACGTCGAGCTCGATGCGAACGGGAACGAAGTGTCGCGCGTCAAATACTGGTGGCTGGCCGCCAGCTCGGGCAACGATGACCAGGCGCACAAGACGGAGGAAATTCTCGCTGCCTGGGATCATCGCGAGCGCTTTGAGAGCGACTTCCCCGATCATCCGCTCGTCCACATGCGCCGCGCGCTCGATGCCCGGGAATACTGGCTCGATGTGATCCATGGCCGCCGCGCACTCGCCCGGGAAGGGTCCGGGAATGCTTATGCCACTGGCTCCCTGCGCGAGGCCAGTGTCTTGAAAGCCGCGGGATTCGTACCGATCGCCCTGGTCAACCGGCATTTCCTTTTCCAGCCCACCCATCTCTTCCGGCCCGCGCATGATGTGCTGCTCAATTCGCACTCACTGGAGATGAATGCGCCGGAACAGTGGTGCCGCCGCGTCCTGCATATCCTGGATGAAATGCTGAAGATTGTCCGGGCCAGCTCCGTGATCATCGCCGAACCGCACGACGATCAGATCCTGCTCCTCACTGCGGATTCCACCAAAAAGACCCGCGACAAATTCCACCGCCAGCTCGTATGAAATCACTCCAGACCGAAGAAGAAATTCAGGCCGCCCTCGCCGGCGAAGCCATCAAAGGCCCGCGTTTCTGGCAGGGGGCCGAGCTCGCGCCACTCACCCGCGGCTTGCGGGATCTCCGCAACAAGGTGATTGCGCCCGACGATACCGCAACCTTTCACGATGTGACGCTGCTTTACCTGCTGCGCGAGGCCCACGATCCAGACGCTTCCAGGCGTCTGGAAAAACGCCGGAAACTGCTCATCGATACTGATGATGTCCCGACCTTCCGCGCTTCCATGAGCTTGCTTCTGGATGAGATCGAGAGCATCGAGGGCCTGGAGGAAGTCAGCCGGCTTGCCAGGGAAATCCTTGGCCTGGTGGAACTCGCCCAGGTGGTGCAGGCCGAAAAAAAAAGCGACGCCGGGGACCCCGCGGCGCCGAACCTGACGACGATGCCTTCAACGTCTGGATCCTCGCGGAAAAAACGGGGTGGAGCGCCGACTACATCCGCTGGGAGCTGAGCCTGGTCGAGACGCTGCGCTACCACCACTGCGATCTCTGGCTGAAGGGGGATCGTCTGCGCCGTCCCCACTCCAGGGCCGCCGCCCCACTCCGGGAGAATTTTGACAGGGTCGCCGCTAAATATGCCCGTTGGAGTCACGCTTAACATTTCCTCGAACCGGGGACAGTATCAGCGCGCGTTCGAAAAATACGCGAGCTGGTACACCGATGCGCATCCGGAGGCGAATCTCTCGGCCTTGTTTGAAGACCAGTCCCGCAAGCTCGCGGTGGAACTATACAACCAGACCGCCGAGATCGCGCCCAGCGTGGAAAAGCTCGAGGCCGATATCAAGCGCCAGGGCTGGCGCATTCCCGCCTGGTTTCGCGGCAGCCGTTCCCGGATCGGTCGTGGCGTCCCCGCGATGTGGCTCGGGACCGCCTTCGACCGTCAGCCCAAGCCGTTCAAGGGTCGGGGCGCGAAGGCGAAGAACGAAGCCGCCCGTGAGGCATGGATGGCACAAAAGCCCACCCTCGCGCAAATGGAGGCCTTCGTATTGAAGATGCGCTCCGCCGCCCGGCTTTATCTCGCCAGCGGCTGGCTCGGCGCGGTGGTCCGTCTCGGTGGCAGCGTCAAAAGCACCAGCGGCCAGGTCGATCCGGCGCGTGGCGGCGCGGAGATCACCCGGGGACAGGGCATTTCGAAAGTGACGATCTGGAACCGCACCGACGGAATTGTGACCATGGATTTGAAAAAGCAGTTCGTAGAGAAGGCGCTCACTGTGCGTGCGGCTGACATGCTCGTGTACGTGCGGCGGAAAATGGATGAGGCGGCGATGAAATACCTGAGGGCCGCGTAATGAGCGAAGAACTCCGCACCTCATTTACCTGGGATGTTACCGGCGTGGAGCAGGGGGAAACCCGCATTGAAAAGGCGTTTAGTCGGCTCGATGTTGCCGAGCAAAAGGCTGTCACGGCCCAGCAGGCGCGTGCCGCTCAGGCGGCACGGATCCAGCAGCGCGCCCAGGAGAAGCAGATTGCCGATCAGCAGCGCCAGTTTCTCAACAACGCCCGCGCGATCGAGGCAATGGAGAAGGAGGCGGCTGCCCGTCGGGTCAAGATCACCGAGGACGCCTATGCCCGGATGAACAAGGCCGAGCGCGATCGGATGCTGCTCTTGCGCCAGAATATCCGGACCGTCCAGTCGCTGGCACCCTCCGCGCTTTCGCGGGTCACCACGGCCGGCCATGGTGGCGGTGGCCATCATGGGTTGATCGGCGGCAATACCGTTCGGATGCTCGGAGACACGCTCGACCAGACCACCGGCAGCCCGGGCTGGGTGATGCGACTGCGCATGCTCAATCATCTCGGCGCGGCGGCGGGTCGGTTTCTTTTGCCGGGTGCAGCCGCGGCCGCAGTCGGGACGATTGGTTACAAAGCCTATCAAGGCAATGCCCAGGCGGCAGAAGCTTTAGGCGGCTTGCGCGGTGCAATGGGCGAGGGGATGGTCAACGGTTGGCGGACGAATTTGCTGACGAAAGGCCTCGTCTCGATGCTTCCGGCTGCGATGCAGCCGGAGGACGTTGGACCGCGCGCCCAGGCGACCTCCCTGGAAGGCATGCGTGAACAGCGCGGCCAGATTCAAGACGAGGTTGCCAATGTCCAAAAGAATCGCGGCTATTGGCAGACCTATGGCAGCCGTCTGTCCGGCTTTGGCGGTCGGGACAATGTTGCGGAAGGTCTCGATGCCGAGGTCAAAGCCCAGGACCAGCTCCTGCAGCTCGATCAAAAGATTGCCGGAGTCATTAAACAACAGACTGCGATTCGACAGCAGGGCGTGCACGGGAGCGAGCGTGAGGCCGAGCTGGCTCAGCATCGCCTCGATGCCGAGCAAAAGATCGCCGAGCTCCAGGATAAAATGCGCGACGGCAAGATCGGCCTCGCCGAGGGAAATGCCCAGCGCAAACAGATCCTCGCCGAGCAGGGTCTCGATGACTTTACCACCAACCAGCAGTTTCGCGGTCGCGCCATCGACCTGGCTCGCGATCGGCGGATGACGTCCATCCAGGCGTCTGGAAATAATGTGGAGGTCCGAAGCGCCCAGGCGGAATTTCAAGCGGCCGTCGCGGCCCGTCACAATGCTTCCACTGCCGAAGATCGGCGTCAGGCCGATGTCCGCGTCAATCAGAGCCGGCTGGCCCTGCAGCAGGCGCAGCGTTCGCGCGGGAGTCGCCTGGCCGATCTGGATTTTCAGGGCGGAATCGCGAATCTCAGCGGGAGCGCGCAGGACCAAAGTCAAAAGGCCGCCGCGGCGGAAGTCATGCATCAACGGGCGCTCGCGCGTTTTGCCCATACCGACGAGGAAAAGACGGCCGCACAAAACGCCATCGATGCTGCTCTTCACGCGCAGCGCGGAAACACGATGGAGCTCGCTGCCGGTCGCATCGATCGCTCGGCTGCATCGCGGATTTCCGGCAACAACGTCGCGCTTTCCCGCTATCGCCTAAGCCTCAATACGGGCTCGATGGACGACAATATCCGCTTTGCCGCTTCGCAGGCCGGGGAACGTGCGGAGGCGAGGGGAGCGGTCGCCGATGCGCAGATTCGCTATAATGCCGCGCGATCCAAGGCCCAGAGCGAGCTCAAGACCCAGGGCGGCGTGAATGAGGAGACGCTGCAGGCGGCGAAGCAGGCCCAGCAGGAGCTCAACGCCGCGAAACTCGCCCAGCTGGAGACGGAGAAGAAGCTCACCCAGGAGGCGCGGGAGCGTGACCGGCTGCTCAAGACCGAATTGCTGGCGACGCAGAACCAGACCGCAGCCTCGCGTCTGGAGAATTATTCCGGCCGGGGCGATCTCGCCACCGTCTTCCAGGGCCGCGCTGATTCACAGGCTCAAGCCCTGGAACTCGAGCGCAGCGGAAAGCACGGGCAGGCGCAGGAAATTCTCAAGCAGCAACAGCTCCGCGAAGTCGGTATGATCGACGACAAATATCTGAATGCCGACGGCACGCGGAAAAACCCCGGCAAGATCCACGCCGAGGAATTGAAACAGCGCGTAGCCCAGCACCGCCGCGAACGCTTCAATACCCAGCTCGAGCGCAATGGCGGTCTCATGAATGTGCGTCGCGATACCGGTGGCCACCTGCTTGGGGGCACTGATCCGCTGACTCATCAGTATGTGACCGCCCGCGAGCTCGCACAGCGCCAGCACTCTGCCGCCACCCAGGCCGCGAAGGAAAAGGCCGGTGACTCCAAATCGTTCAAAGATATCTGGGACATCCTGGATAAACGCCTGCCCAAATAGCCATGGCCGGAACTTCACCCATTTATACCTCCGCAATCCGGCCTGGTCAGTTCTTTCTCCAGGGCGGCTGGGGTTTTGAGGAAAGCCAGTGGGATTTCGACGAAGGCGTCCGGATATGGCTCACGCACCCGGATACTCCACGATCGCAGTGGCCGAAGAAGGATGCCGCCGATTCGCTGTGCCCGTCGATGTATATCACCGACGTCAGCCCCCGGTATGACGATTCGGGGCTGATCGAGATTACCGCGAAATATCAGGGCCTGGTGAATCCGGGTGCTCCCAAGCGGGCACGGATCATCCCGAATACCGAGGCGCAGATGCTTTCGATCCCGGCGATCGACAGCGGGAAGAAGATCCAGCTCAACGTCGAGGTTCCAGTTCCCACGCTGACGCGCAGTTACCCGACGATCACGGAACCCGATAATTCCGGCGTCGGGTCCACGTCCAGCGAGCCCTTTCTTTATTCGCCGCCGGAATTTTCCATTACCTGGAATCCCGATCCGGACCAGGCCCTGGCCGAGAATTACCTGCGCGGCTGGGTACTGCAATCGCGCACCTGGCAGGACGTGGCCGGGGCGGTCTGGCTCGTGCGCGAATATTACGCTTACTTTTACGGACTCTCGGCATGATCGATTCCCTCCGCAGTCTCAAGCGGGGCAAGGGCGCGTTCTGGGTCACTGGCGAGCTCTGGAACGGCCTCATCGACGCGCTCATTGCCGATCGCGCGGTCCTCAGTCTTTCCTCCGGCAAGGAAACCCCGTCGCCGAGCGGCCGCCAGTTCTTCATCGACCCGGGCAGCGGCAGCACCACGGCCACGCCGCCGTTTACCATGTCGCTCAATGCCAGCACCACGACCGCGAGTTTCACGCTCGGCCTGGTCAATGCCAAGCTGCCGAGTAACATCTTCGCCGGCGTCAGCTATTCCGCCAGCGGAACCCAGTATGTAAAATTGCAGTGTGGGACGGATGGCAAATCGGTCAATGCAGTGACGCTGGTTTGCGATAGCAGCATTCCGGCCGCGATCGGCTCCGCCATGGGCGCGGCGCCGCTCTCCTTCGAGGTGCTGCTTTATGTGATCGTCAACGGCACCGCCTTCCGGGCCTGGAATACCGGCAACGTGATTGCCTCGGTGCAGGAAGCGATCCGCGCCCCCAAGACCAGCACCACGCCGGGTGGACCCGCCTTCGACATCTATTACACCTGGCAGGTGCAGAGCGACTAAGGTCACCGCTTTGACATTCCCGGCTGGAGCATGCTGCAATGGACTGAACTCATCCCGGCGACGGCCTCCGACGTCACGGAATATTCCTCGACGTCGTCGGGGAGCTACAGCGGATTCAGCAGTGTGATTTCGGGCATTCCGGATGAAACCGACACGGGATCCAGCGCCAGCACCACGATTACCAACAGCGCGGCCGGCGACGGCGCGGGAATGACCGCCTATACGCAAAAGGACGGCTTTTATAGTTACGTCGAAACGGGAAGTATCCACACCGAGGACAATCTTGATTCCGGCGACATCACCCATACCGGGCAAACCGTCTATTCTGATTACAACCAGGCCTATACCAACGTCCGTTACTCCGACAGCAACGGGGAATCGGTCACGGGCACTACGACGACGTTTGAATCGACCTTCGCCACGATCAAGCAGACGTCCACCAATCTTACCACCTCCATTTTTGGAGAATACTCGGCCACGACCCATCTCGATCACAGCGCCTGGGTGACGGGGATTACCGGCACCGTCCTCACCAGCATGAGTGGCACTTCGGAGGTCACTTATAATTCCACGACTTCCACGGTTTTTTACAGCACCACGTCCACCACCTTCTCCTCTTCCTCGCTGGGTTCGACCATTGGCACGACGAGCTTCCATACCACGCTTCCCAAGAGCGCCTATTGGGTGCGGACGCTCTATCTCGCAGAGGCGTGCGAGGTGGCTATTCCTACCCGGTTGGCGACGGTGATCAACTTTCGGTGCTCTCCGCGGGCTCCCTCTTCACCTCATTCACTGCACTTACCGTTGTGCCAAGTGTCCAGGCCGTGGAGGTGGAATATACGCTCATAAACACGTCGGCCACCGTCAGCTATTCCACGGCCACGGCCATCCCACCCGATTCGCGGGTGACCTATCACGGGACCACCGGGGACACCGTCCATTCCACCACGGTAACGAATAGTGATCAGCTGCCAATGGGCACCGCGACGGTGGAAGTGACCACGCAGAAGCTGACTACGCTCACTGCGTCCAACGACGACTTCCCGATCAATACCTACGGCGATTCCTTCAACGCACCTGCCACCGTCGCCACCACCATCGGCGCGAGTTGGATCATCACGGCGACCACCACGCTATTTCTCGTGAGTCATCCTGACGGTCGCGGGACCACTACGGACGGAATTACCACGGTGCAAACCTCTTCCAGCTATCCCAACGCGATGGCCAACGGGAGCACGATTGGCAGCCACGAGGATGCGACCAACGTGGAAGAGAGCGATCATACCGATAATGGAATCGACGTGGGTGCAGGCGGCCAGAGCGTTACATATACCTATGGCATCGGATGCAGTTCCGTCTCGCCAGCAGGTTCCCTGGCCACGATCCATTCCGCCCAGGGCGGTGGCTACAAGCTGCCGCCGCACATCGATACCAGCGACAGCGTGGCCGGCCTCTATCTCTCCATCAACCACACCGTTTACCCGGAGATTTATGAGCTCTCCAGGGTGATGGATTTTGGTGGGCAGTCGGTGCTGGTGAGTGGTCAGCACACCGGCAATATCATTGGGAGCGATGGGACTTCTGGCTACAATTTTGCCGCTTCGTGGAGCCAGAACAGTCTTAGCCTCACGGTTCAGAACTGGACCCGTTCCGACACCAGTACGCCGGAGACGGTGGCCGTCGGCAGTTCCATTTCGTTTTCAGATGTCGTCTCGACCTTCAGCGCCCAGCCGATCGGCCTCGCCACCGCGGAAGTGCTCTATGGCTTCCCTCGTGAAGATATCGATCTCCCGTTTATCGCCGGCGGTCATCACCCGCATCATAACGCCGTCGATAGCCTCTATATTACGCCTGGCTTTTACGAGATCACCAATGAAACCGGGACCGCCGCTTCTTTGAAGCAGAGCGACAGCTCTGTCGCGATCGCTACCAACCACGTCAGCGCCATTGCCCCGCGCCTCGCCTTTGCGGCGGAAACCGTCGTGGGCGGCGGCAGCAACGTCATCATCCTGGTCGAAACCCGGAACGAACAACCATGAAGCTCGCCATCACCATCTGCGCCACCAAGAGCTACCAATATGCGCTCGAGGCCCAGGCCCGCTGCCTACAGGCAAATCTCGCCGCCTTTCCCGAGCTGGAAGCGCATCTCATCCTCGTCACTGACGAAAGTCCGGTCGCGGAATATCTTTCTTTCTGCTGCTCGCTCTTTGGTGACCGGGTGCAGGTGCACCATGTATCATTGCGCGTTCAGGATGGGCAGAAAAATTACCAGAGCGGGGCGCAGCTCCTCATCGCGCAGATGCGGACGGCAGCATTCACCAAGGCGATCGCGCTCGGCGTGGATTATTGCTGGTCACTCGACAGCGATGTCCTCCCGCCTTCCAACGCCCTGGCCTGCATGTTGCAGGTCCTCGACTTCGATGGCGGTTACTACGGCATCGCCACCTGCCCCTATCCCTCGCAAGGCGGCGGGGGATTTCTCTTCGGTCGCGGCACCATTACCAAGCAGATCGCCGAGGACGTATATGAGGACGAGCGCGAAATCCCGGACGATCTCAATACGCAAATAAAGGAGCATCGGGAAAAGCTTTCCGCCCTCGCACCAGGCACGCCGCCCGATGAAGAATGGCGGAAGGAGATGAAACGCCTGGAGGATGAAGTGAAGCAATGCAAGCCGCGCGGCAACGTCTTCGAGCTCAACAGCAAGCGCTGGCGGCTGCGGGGCTGGGGCGATGCCGCCTATCCCGCGCTCGGTCGCGGTGCAATCGTTCCGACCGACTGGTGCGGCTTCGGCTGCACATTGATGAGCCGCGAAGCTCTTCTCCGCGCCGATTTCACCGGTTACGAAGGCCAGGGCACCGAAGACCTCTTCATCTGCTGGCATTGCTGGTATCCCGCCGGACTCCGCCTCGCGGCCATTCCGCACTGCCTCTGCCATCACGTCATCCGCAACCGCCCGCCGAAGCCTGATGGCTACACGCTTTGCTACGCTCACCATGAAACGGAAGGGGAATGCGTTGGTCATATCCGTCTGCGTCACAAACCCTGGTATTCGATGAGACCAGGCGAAGCGCCCATTTGACATCGCCGCAGCCGGCGTGCTGCTCTACTTCAACATCGACAACGGGGCGATCTCTCTTGGCCTCAACGATAATGCGCATATCGCCTATTCGCTGCCCGTGGTCGGGGGCCAGGCACTCCCAGTCAAGCTCGTGTTCCATGCGACCGGCACGATTATCCTGGTGGCGGCCGGATCGGCCATTCTCTTCGGCATTAAACCGGCGGCCCATTTCGAGGGCAGCTATCTCGCCAGCGTCACTGATTTCACCGCTCCGGGCGACACGACCGGTTTCTATACGGCCACGCTCAATCTCGATACTACGCCGATCCGGGAAGCACTGAATGACGACGAGGACGATGGGACCGATGACATTCCAACGATTCCCAAGACGAATTGCGAGATCTACTACTGGCCCCCCGGCGCGGATCGACCGGTCCGCAGCCAGACCTTTTCCCTGACGATCGGCAACTGGGTCAACCAGGGCGGCGAAGAGGAACCGGGATCGACCGTTACCTATCCCGCCGCATCTTTCCTCCAGCGTTGCATCGATGCATTGACCCCGCTCGCCGGTCCTTCCGGGGGCGCCGGTTATCTAGATGGCGTTGTCACCGCTGGGACCCTCGCCCCCGGTGCGGTGCAGCTCGCCCGAAAGACGGATGGCAGCCTTGGGGTGTGGATCCTCTACGCCGGCACCGACGCCACTGTTGCGAACTCCATCCAGCGCCCCCTGGACTACAACCCCTCAACGAACGCCGTCGTCTGGAAACTCGAGCTCTAATCGCCGTGAACAACCCATCCTTTATGCACCGCTTATTCACCACCATCGCGCTCGCGTTTGCTTTTGCGTGCGCATCGCTGCAGGCGCAGACACCCAATCCGGCCTTGCGCAAAAGCAACGACAGCGCGAGTAACCTCTCTTCCAGTGGATTGACGGTTACCGGCGCATTCAACGCCGGCAGCGCATCGAGCGCCGCCCTTCCTGCTGCGGGAAATATCACCATTAACGGCACCACGGCTGGCAACCTGCTTACGCTTTCGACCGGCACCAGCTCCGGCAATATCCCGGCTCTTGGAAGCTCCGGCAACCTGCTCCTCAGTTCTGGCGCAGGCATCATGGTGGGCTCGAACCTCATGACTTTCCCTGGCTCCACCGCCACGCTCGCTGGCCTTGGAATCGCGCAGACATGGACGGCTACCCAGACTTTTCCTAGTCCCGTCATTACTGGTTCCACGGCCACCATCAACGGCGTCACGGCAACATGGCCGACTGCGGCAGGGCAAATCCTTGGCTCGGGGATGCAGACCCTCTCAGCAACCGAGCAGGCGCAACTCGACCTCAATCTCCATCCGAATTTTCCGGGCATATATCTTGCCGCCGAATCGCATCCTGGAAACGACTACCTTTCGATGATGATCTCGACCGATGGGCTGAACTGGATTGATTTGCCGCCCTATTCCAAGCCCATCGGAGATGCAAAAATATACAATCCCTCCTCCTCCACCGATTTTTCAATCGCGCGTTACAACGGTGCTTTTTACTTCTGCAACACCGATGAGACCTTTGGCAATCGGTTCTCAAATCCATATAGCAACTATTTTCACGTATCAAAATCCACCGATTTGGTAAATTGGAGCGCATTGCAGAATGTGCAGGTCTATCCATCGGCGGGGGCGCATGTGAGCTGGGCTCCGTGCTTTGTCAAAAATTCGGATGGGACTCTGTATGTTGATGGCTCCGGCTACGCCTACATCACCCTCACTCAGGCCGTAAGCAGCGTGGATGGTCGCTGTGGGCTCTATAAAAGCCTCGCCAGTTCCATGAATAGTTGGTCATTCGTGCAGGATATTTCGCCGCTGACCAGCCCGGATAGCGGCTTGGATTGGGTCTGCTTTGCGGATAATGGGAACTTCTATTTGCTGTATCTCGCCGGTCGAAGCGGACATCAATATTTGGAGCTATGGAAGGCATCGACACTCACCGGCACTTACAGCCTCGTCCGCACGGGCGACTGGCTGAATTTGGGGCAAACTGGGACTTCAAATATATACGAATCTCCTTCCATCATCAGGATTGGGAGCCGGTGGGAAATCCGCTGCCAGAGTCAGTCGAGCTACACTGGGGCCGGAGTCAGTAAATTCATTTCTTGCACGGGAAATATCGAGACGGCCACGATGAGCAGCGCGGTAAGTCTCATCACTCCTGATGGCAATTTCCAGGGCGATTTGGTGTTTGTTTCCGATCCCGCAGAATGGGCGGCGATTCAGCAAAAGATGTCGGCAGTGGCGCTAAATCTCACCAATGGCACCCTCAACGTGAACGGTAGAACTTTGCAGTTGCCGGTTGATCAGCCAGGACCCAATGCCGTGCACGGGCTGTTTAAATATTTTCTCATTCGCAATGTGCGGTTGGATCAGGCAGTTTCTACGCAGGACACCATTTTCTTGGGAGCATGTGCGCTCAATACTCAGCCTTTCATGCCGCTGGGCGGTGCGGTCTATATCTCCGGTAATACAGGAGGAAGCACCGGGACATGGCAGGGAACGTTTGTCTATGGGGCGGACTCATGGTTTTTGCAGACGCCTTCAATCAGCACCTTCTCCGTTGGATCGGTTTACTCCTCCACGCTAGATAATAACTGGAACCCAATACGCCGACTCGCAGGAACGAATGGAGGAGATATTTGGCTGATTTCCAACCCATCGGGAACTTGGACGGCACAAGTGACGGCGACGGTCGTGGTGTGGGGAATCGAGCTTTAAAAGAGGCCACTACCTATAATTCCAAGAACCATTTATCTTCGAGAAATTGCAATTTGAATCCTTGTTCTTTCACGAAGCGATCTACGGCTAGACGCACTCCATCCCATCCATAATCATCGCCGAAGAGGATGCCGCCCGGGCGTAGGCATTCGATATAATCAGTGAGATCCTGATAAACGTCTTCCTCTTCATGGCTTGCATCGACGTAGATCAAGTCTGCTTGAATGCCCTGCTGACGAAACCATAATGCAGCGGTCGCTGAAGTTTGAGGGAAAGGAACAATATAATCTTGGGCCTCCGCGTGACAGACATTCGCTAGAAATTGGAAATATACCGACGGATAACCATTGCGGAGTTTTAGCGCCTGGTAACGCTCCGGATCGGATTGATCCCCCCAAAATTCCAAGGCCCCCAGCCAGGTATCTACGCATACAATCTGGGGGTGGATGCCGATGGATTTTGCACATCGAACCATTTCCAGTGCAGAAGCGCCTTTCCATGTGCCCACCTCGATAATGAGATTCGGCCTCACCTGCTCAATAAGAGTTTGGAAAGCAGGAGACTTTCCTCCCCATCCACTTGGATCATTCGGGTATGAACGAAAATCGAATCCTCGATATGGATCTTCTGCATGCAGAAGTGCTCGTATAGTGGCATTTTCACCGTTCTTGGCTCCCCTTATCTGACGCCGTGGCCGTACCTTTTTAATGCTGTATCCGAATCTATACAGGGCCGTCTTAACCGCAGATTTTACCTTCATGAAAATGGTAATAATGGGGCATTTGAGTGTTTTCAATCCTCATTTGACACGCTGTTTGCAGGCGTGAATCTGCTCGCGCTCGATCAACGTTATCCTCTCGCCACCACGACCACGGGCGCACTCTCGGGCCTTGCGAGTTGGATCCTCTCCCATTCCATCGAGATCACCAATGTCGCCGGCATGATCGGCGCGATCGGCTCAGCCGCGCTGACCATCGCCGCGATCCTCACCAAGCTGATTGGCTGGATCCGTGCCCGTCGGGAGGAATCGGCCGCGGAGCATTTCGTCATGCGCCGGCATGAACCCTTCGAGGACCATCTGCCATGAGCGCCCAGGAGTTCGCCGGCAATTGCAATGCGTGGATCGATGCGGTGACCAGCGTCGTGGAACATGCGTTTCTCAAGATCTCCGTGATCGCGGCCGCCGTGCTGCTCTGGCTTCGCCAGCAGGGGCTGGCGCAAAAGCTCGACGCCCACGCCGCACAGCTCGCCGCTCTCCAGACGTCTGGAAAACTCAATCCGTAAATTAAATCCATCGCTTCGAATGCCTCAGCTCCACGTCCTCACCGTCATTTCGAACCCCGTCCGCTTCCAGTCCCGCTACCAGCTCTTTCGCGAATTTGAAGAGCGGATGCGGCAGCAGGGCGTGCGTCTGCACGTGGCCGAAGCGGCCTTTGGCGCCCGGGAACACATGATCACCCGGGCCGATCATCCCGATCATCTGCAGCTGCGGACCCGGCATGAGCTCTGGCACAAGGAAAACATGCTCAACCTGCTCCTCGCCCGGCTGCCGGCCGACTGGGAGTATTGTGCGTGGATCGATGCAGACGTGGCCTTTGCCCGGCCCGACTGGGCCCACGAAACGTTGCAGCAGTTGCAGCATCATTCCGTGGTCCAGATGTTCAGCCAGGCGCACGATCTGGGCCCCGATTATGAGGCTTTCGATCGACGTCGCAGTTTCGCCTCGAGCTATCTCGCCGGCGCGTCCGCTTCCAAGAGCTACGGCGACTGGCACCCGGGTTATGCCTGGGCGTGGCGTCGCGATGCGCTGGATGCCGTGGGCGGCTTCATCGACTGGGCCCCGCTCGGCTCCGCGGATTACCATATGGCTCATGCCCTGGTCGGCAATCTGCAACGCTCGATGCAGGCGAAATTCCCCGGCGCCTATGCCGAATCCCTGCGCGCCTGGGAACGCCGGGCGGCCGTCCTCCGCAAAAATGTCGGTGTCGTCCAGGGCACCCTCTACCATTTCTGGCATGGCAAGAAGAAGGATCGCCAGTATGTAAGCCGCGAGAGCGTGATCGTGAACAACCAGTTCGATCCTGCGAAACACCTCATTCGTGACACCCAGGGCCTTTACCAGCTCGCACCCGATGTCCCGATCGATCTCCGCGACGGTATCCGCCGCTACTTCCGCGCTCGAAACGAAGACAGCAACGAGCTGTAACTTTTTCAGGCTCCTATTTTCTTGAATTCGACGATGATCATATTGGGACCTAGTGCGAAGTTATCCGACGCCTTGTGAAGGAATCCTCGAAGCTCGATTCCGGGATTTGAATGCAGCCACTCATTGAAGAGGGGGGCGAAGTCATCGAGCTGTGCGAAATAAAAAAACTTGGTTGACCACATAGCGAAAAGCTAACTGTGTTAGCCTCGCTTCTCAAGGTTTGATTGACAGCAGCCGCTGAAGCGTGAACCGCTTCTACGACACACCCGGCGATCTTTGCCGCCAGCTCGCCCCGTGGGAGCTGAAGGCGAGGGGATATAAGCTCGATGTCCCGCTCTTCGAACTGCAGGAGGAAATTCACTTCCGGTCCGACATTGCCGGCGGCGTGATCACCGTGCCCGTCGGCTATCTTTCCGATCTCGCCTCGATCCCGCGTTTTGCCTGGTCGATCTTCATGGCTCCCGACGATCCACGCATCGAGCTCGGCGCATGGGTGCATGATCTGCTCTATCAAAAGCAGGGCCAGATCTACGTGAGCCATGGCCTGCCGCGGACCGACGGCCCCACACCGCTTTACCCCGTTTCCCTCACCCGGCAGCAATGCGACGCCATTCTCGCGCACGAGGCGATGGCAGATCTCGGAGCGAATGCCTTCCAGCGCTCGGCCGTCTATGGCGCACTCCGCACCTTTGGAGACCGCTGGAAATGAAAGCGCTCCTTCTGCTTCCACTGGTCTTGGGATTCTCGAGCTGCGCGAGCTGGCAGAGTTTTTCCCGGCATTACGACCGCACCTATTCCGTCACCTACCAGCAGCGCGACGGCAGCCAGGTCTCGGCCTCCCTGACGCTCCATCCTCTCTACGAAAAATGAGCGAGGCCGCTTCCATTCCTCCCCAGCGGCCGCCCGGGTTCCTTGAGCTCGTCGTTTGCGCGATCATCTGCAGCGCCGCGCTCTTTCTCCTGCTAACGTCGTTTTTGCGCTGCCTGTCATGAAGCTCCTCGGCACCATCACCGGCGAGGGTTTCACTTGCTCGATCGACGAGCTCGACGACGGCAGTGTCACTTTCCTCGCCGATGCCGACATCGATGCCGATGGCGCTCCGCACGCTTATCACGCGATCAACTCCCTCGGCCTGGATGATCTGCGCAATGCTCGCGACAACGAAGGCAACTTTTGCGGCATCCTCACCGATCGCTACGGGCACCCACTCATCCAAGGGCCCGACGATCCCGCGCCTGGCTGGTATATCTCGACGACGACTTACGAGCTGAAGGATCAGCCGGCCAATACGCAGCGTCGATTCGTCAACGCCGAGACTGTTCCCTTTATTGTCATCCCGCCGCTGATCATCCAGCGCACCCGCGGAATTGTCATGGGCTGCAAAGCCCTGGTGACGGATACCCGCACCGGTCGCCAAGTAGTCTGCATGGTCGCCGATCAAGGCCCACGCACGCGAGTAGGGGAGATCAGCATCGCAGCCGCCAAAGCCTTGGCGATCCCGTTCAGCCCGCGGACCGGCGGCATCGATAAGCCCGTCTTCCGCTACCAGCTCTGGCCTGGCATTCCGGCCGAGGTGAACGGCGTCAATTACCAGCTGCAGGCGGCGTAGTCGGTTGACACTTCAGTTTGCTCCTACCTCGCGCAAAGGAGCGCCTTCATTATGAACTGAAATCACCATACCGAACCAAACCTGCAGTAACCTGGCCGGGCGGCAAAAGCCGCCTCTTGGATGAAATCTTTCCCCACATTCCGCCCCACGATTGCTACGTGGAGCCCTTCGCGGGCGGCCTCGCCGTCCTTCTCGCGAAAGAACGATCAAAACTCGAGGTCCTGAATGACATCAACGGCGATCTCGTAAACTTCTACCGGTGCGTCCGTTTCCATTCGGACGTGCTGCTTACCGAGCTGGAATTCGTGCTTAACTCCCGTGAGGAATTTCACGACTTCCGCCATCAACCAGGTCTCACGGATCTGCAACGCGCTGCGCGATGGTTCTTCCGCAACAAGACGTGCTTCGGCGGTGCACAGATGAGCAGCTTCGGCGCGGGTCCGGCTGGTGGTGGCTCCAACAATTCCCGATCGGCCCGTATGGAAGCAATCCGGGCGCTGAATCTTCGCCTGGATAAAGTCTGCATCGAGCAACTGGACTGGGAACGTTGTCTTGAGCTTTACGATCGGCCGTCCACGTTCTTCTTCCTCGACTCGCCCTACACCGATTGCGACGCCGGCATGTATTCCACGTGGACGGCCACGGACATTCAGCGCCTGCGCGATCGCGTATTTTGCCTCAAAGGAAAATGGCTGGTAACCCTCAACGATACGCCCGCGATCCGGGCGATCTTCCACGACTGCCAGATCCGGAGCGTCAGCCGGCAACGCGGCATCCGCAACCAGAGCGGCGAAGAGGGCATTTACCGCGAGCTCATCATCACTCCTCCGAGTCGGGAAACTTCGGCAGGATGA